CACCGCGACGACTCCCGGGGCGAGTCGGAGGTTCAGGCGTGGGCGTGGGATGTGCAGACCAACACCCGCTCTACGCGCACCTTCATCGTCCCCCATGCCCGCATGTCAAAGGGGCGCCGCCAAGAACTCACCGACCTCGGTGACATCACGAACAACAACAACAATGCGGGCGCTCGCGCGGTCCGTGAGTGCATCAACGCCATCTTGCCCAAGTGGTTCACCGAAGCGGCACAGGACATCTGCAAGGCCACGCTGGAGAACGGCGAGGGCGTGCCCTTGCCCAAGCGCATCGAGGACATGATCGCCGGATTCCGCGCCATCGGCGTCTCCCAGGCGCAATTGGAGACCAAGATCGGCAAGAAGCGCGGCGCCTGGGATGCGGGCGATGTCGCACAGATGGGCATCACCTACACCTCGATCACCCGCGACGGCTACGACAAAGCCGAGATGTTCCCGCCGGTCGCAGGAGTGACAACCGACGAGATCAAGGCCAAGGCCCCGGACAAACCGAAGACCGATGCGGCACCAGCTCCCGAGCAGGCACCAAGCCCCGAGAAGGTCGAGGAAGCACCTGAGGCCAACCCCGCTGAATACAACTCGCGCGGTGAGTTTCTGGCCACCAAAAAGACCATCGGCACCATCCGTGGCCTGCTCGGCAACGCGGGCTATTCCCTGCGCGGCGATGCGGCCACCGTCAAAACGCTCACCTATCTGGCCACTGTCGTCGGCCGCGAAATCGCCGATATCAACGACCTATCCGAAGCCGAGGCAGAGGTAGTGACCGACGTTCTGAACCAACCCACCACAACAGAAGGGAATGAATAACCATGTCCGACAACGACACCGAGAAGAAAGAGGAAGGCACCGAACTCGCGCCCGGCGACATCACCGAGTTCATCGTCGTCTTCACCCAACTCAACAAGGGCCGCACGCAGGTCGAAGCAACCAAGGCGCTGCATGAATGCGTCGAGGCCGCGATGGCCACAGGCAAGAAGACCGGCACCGTCACGATCAAGATCAAGGTCGAGCCGCTGGAGTCCGGCGCAGTCAGCCTCGTACCCGATGTCACCAGCAACCCCGCCAAGGACCCGGCCGGGACGATCTTCTTCGCCGACGGCGAGGGCGGCCTATCCCGCGACAACGCCAGCATGCACTACGGCCTCAGGTAACCCAACCCACCCGAAGGAGTAACACCCATGTCCGACAACACCATTGCACTACCCAAGCACGACGCCGATCTGATCGACGAGCCCGACGCCGACACCCCGCTGTACCTCGTCACCGCCAACGGCGAGAACGGGCTCCAGACCGAGGTTGTCGACGTACGGGGCAAGGTACCCGCCGCATTCCCGCCGCGCGCACCTGAGCGCCGAACCGTCACCGACACAGCCTCATTCCTTGCCGAGGTCACGCGCCGGCCACTACTCCAAGGCCTCTCGACCGTCTGGGGCAACCGCGACAAGGGACAGGTCAGCGTCATCTACAACGAACTCGGCACGGACGCGACGGCGGACTACACCCGCCGAAACGATCTGCTCACTCTTCAGTTCGTCGCGGACCCGGACTGGGCGACCCTATTCAAGGCCGCTGACGGCGAGTACCACGGCCAGGAGAAGTTTGGCGATTTAATCGAGCAGGCCGGACACCTGATCACCAGCCATCCGGCCGCCGAGGTCGTTGAAATCGTCGACAGCATCCAGTCATCCAGCAATGGGTCATTCAAGTCTCAGATCAAGCGCGACACCGGAAGTCAGCACCTCACCTACAGCGAGGAAGTCACCGCATCGGCGGGCACCGCCACCCGGCCACTTGAAGTACCGCGAGAGATCACGCTCGCTGCGCGGCCGTTCGAGGACTACCCGCTGATCGAGGTGACGTGCTGGCTGCGCCTGCGCGTGAGCCAGGGGCAGCTGTTCCTGGGGTTGTTCCCCAAGCCGTATGAGCACTTGGTGCGCGATGCCTGGACGCAGAAGACCGGCGAGTTGTCCGAAGCACTCGGGGTGCCCGTCTACGCCGCCAACCTCGGCAAGTAAGCGGACCAACGATGCCAGTATCCATGTGGTTCTTCCTGATCTTGGTCGTCATCGCCGTGATCGCGGTGATTGTCGGGCTGTTCATGCAGCGCGGCAACGACAAACGAGTCTGTTTCGGCAGCGCGGGTGTGGCATTCCTGTTCGCGCTGGTTTTCCTGGTGTTCGCCTCGACCACTGTGGTCGGCACTCGCCAGATCGGTATCGAGACGACGTTCAGCCGTCCGACCGGCACCACGCTGACCAACGGTCTGCACCTCAAGGCGCCATGGACGGAGGTCACCGAGATGGATGGCGCCGTGCAGATCGACCAGCACACAGGCGATCACCGAATCAAGGTACGACTGGGCAACAGCTCCACCGCGGACGCCGATGTCTCGGTGCGCTGGCAGATCAAGCCGGACGCCACGCCCGATCTGTTCGTGCAGTACAAGACGTTCGACAACGTGCGGTCCAACCTGGTCACCCGGAATCTGCAAGTCGCGCTCAATGAGGTGTTCGCCTCATTCGATCCGTTGGCGCCGCAGAACCTCGACCGCTCGCCGCTGCCCGAACTCTCGGAGAAGGCGAAGGTGATCCTGGCCGCCAAGGTCGGCGATCAAGTCGAAATCTTGGACGTGGCAGTGCCGACCATCGACTACGACGACGGCACCGAGCAGAAGATCAACCAGCTCAACCAGGAACGCGCCGCGACGGCTGTGGCCGAGCAGGCCAAGAAAACGGCCGTGGAGCAGGCCAAGGCCAACGGCGAGCTGGCGGGCTCGGTCTCACATGACCCCAACGTCCTGGTCTCCAAGTGCCTGGACATCGCCCGTGAGAAGGGCCTGGCGCTGCTGTGCTGGCCCACCCCCGTCATGCCCACCATCCCCACCAAGTAGAGGAGACCTGATGTCCCGCAACCTCATCGTCGTAGACCTGGAAACAACCGGCCTCGGCCCGCAGTGCGCGCCGATCGAGGTTGCGGCCATCAACGTCGACACCGGAGAAACACTCGAATTCGTGCCGTACGTCGACCTGTCCAGGGTCTCGATCGAGCCCCAGGCCTTCGCCATCAACCGCTATTTCGAACGCGGTGTGTATGACGCAATGCTCAATCCCGACGACACCATCACAGCGTGGAGCGACCTCGCCGACATCCTGAGCGGCAACACCTTTGCCGGATCGAACCCGACATTCGACGCAGCCATGGTCGCACGCAAGGTTGGCACGCACTGGCACTACCGCCTGGCCGACCTCGCCGCCTATGCTGCCCCGGCTCTCGGGCGCGACCCGTCCGAGCTGCCGGGACTGGCCGACGTGCTCGCCGCCCTCAAGATCGAGAACCGTTGCCCACATTCGGCACTCGGCGATGCCGAGGCAACAGCCAAGGCATTCACGAAGCTGCGCGACATCTACGCAGAACAGCGGGAGTCCGCGCGATGACCGCCCCGTCCATCTCCCGTCGCTACATCGACGCCACCCCCGTGCGCGAGCACCTGCAGAAGCTACAGGCGATCGGCTGGACCATCAACGCCATCGCGGCCGCCAACGGCCACCCGGGAAAGCTCGTCACTACTCTGCGCCAGATCCTTCGCGGCCAACAAACCTGCGCCCCATCCACCCGCGACTACGTGATGTGGATGGACCCCGAACTCCCTCCCGAGACCGGAAAACCGTTCGTACTCAAATGGTCCGAATACGTGTACATCGGCGTACCCGACCATGCGGCTGCACGCGAAATGGGCATCACCTACAACTCCATGTCGGAACAGCTACGGCGCAACGGTTTCCAGCCATCTGCACTGCTGTATGAGCTGGCCCGCGAGGAACGCGAGAAAGCCAAGGCACCTGCATGATGCTCACCGAAGATCAACGCTGGCTATTGCGGATGGTCGGCGGGTGGGAAATGCGCGACTGCCTCATCGGTCCCGCAGGTGTCACCCGTTTGATGCAATCCTGCTACGGCGGCACCCGCCTGCCTACCGACGGATATCCGTTTCACCTCAAGGGATTTGAGTGCGGACACGGCAAGATCGTGTCGAGGGGCATCCCCGTCGTCACCGTGACCACCGCGCAGCTGAACAAGTTCGCGCGCTCCCTGCCAGTCGAGCTTGTCGCCGAGATGCGCGGGTGCGCCACCGCCGCGCAGCGCAATAACTTACTTCGCCACCAGTTCTGCCACTGCGGGAGCGAACCGTGCGGGTACGCGTACATGGGCGACCGCATTTGCCCGCCGACCGAGCAGCAGGAAGCCGACGCCAAGGCCGAGTTCTGGCGCTGCCAGGACTGGACCGACGACTTGCTCGACCGCGCACTCGGGTTCACAACGGAAGACCAGCCGGTCGGACAGCTGGAGCTGTTCGGAGTCGGCGCATGAAGCACGCGTTTTGCGATAGGTGCGGGCGCTACTGCATCGTGCGCAACCACCGCGATTGCATGTGCCATGACTGCGAGCTGGGCATGAATTCCATAGCGGCGATGCTCAACCCGCGCTGGGCACGACCGATGACTAGCAGCGAGATCCAGCTCGCCTATACCTGGCTGATGATCGAGCTCGGCTCGAAAGTGAGTGCGTGATGGCCCGCACCCCCGAGAGCACCAAGGCATACCAGTCCGGCCTATGCGTGGACTGCAAGACCGAGCCGCACAGCGCCGGTCGGCCGCGATGCGAGAAGTGCCATACGAAATTCAGAAGGGGTGAGTGATGGCCGATCCCACAATCCGCGTGCTGTCCCTCGGCGCTGGTGTCCAGTCGACGGTGCTGGCGCTCATGGCCTGCGACGGCACGCTGCCTGGTCTGGACGCAGCGGTGTTCGCCGATACCGGCTGGGAGCCACCCGCGGTCTATGAGCAGGTGGACCGGCTCGCCGCCGAGCTTGCCCGCGTAGACATTCCGTTGTACCGGGTCTCATCCGGCAACCTGCGCGCGGACACTCTGGACCCGGAAGCGCGATTCGTTTCGGTGCCATGGTTCACCTTGGCGCCCAAGGCTACCGAGGTGCCTGTTTATGGCGTATGCGCACCCTGCGGCGGCTCCGGCCGTGGACCATCTGACGAGCCTGATTCATGTTCGGTGTGCGGTGGCGACGGCCGTGGGTCGATCGTGGGCACCAGGCTAGCCACTGCCACTGAACGGCACGGCATGGGGCGCCGCCAGTGCACCAGCGAGTACAAGCTCAAGCCGATCAAGGTCAAGGTGCGCGAGCTGCTGGGCTACCCGCATCCGACACCGGTGCCGCGTGATGTGTTCGCCGAGCAGTGGATCGGCTTCTCTACCGACGAGATCCACCGCGTGCGCAACCGTTTGGACGTGAACTACTCCCGGCCGCGTTACCCGCTGCTCGATCTAGGCATGTCCCGCAAGGACTGCCAACGCTGGCTGGAGCGCGCGGGGTGGGGCCACACCGCCAAGAGTGCATGCATCGGGTGCCCGTTCCACGGCAATGCCCAGTGGCGGTACATGTACGAGCGGCGCGATATCTGCGCGACGTGTGGCCATTCCCGCGATGACCATTGGCGCGGTTTCGACGAACCGAAGGCGTGCGCGCATCTGTACAACCGGGACCAGCCCGAAGAGATCGCCGATCTGTGCATGTGTAAGCGGTTCCACTCCCTCTGGGACGACGCGGTCGATTTCGACCGCCGCATCCGCAAGGGCGGCGCCTCGGCCAATCCACTCGACGGCGAGGCGTTCCTACACCGCTCACGAGTTCCGTTGGACCTGGCACCAATCGACCGCGTGACACGTGCCGAGTACGCCGACATGCAGCTCGACCTATTCGAGGACGGCGACCCGGACGGCTGCTCACCGTACGGCTGCCGCAGCGGGGAGGTGGCGTGATGCCCATCCGCCCCGAGAACCGCGACCGCTACCCCAAGGACTGGCCCGAGATCTCGCGCCGCATCCGGTTCGAGCGCGCGCAAGGCCGCTGTGAGTGCGAGGGCGAGTGCCTACGGGGTACACACCTCGACCGCTGCACGAACGTCAACGGACAGCCCGCATACGGCACCGGCAGCCGCGTCGTGCTGACCGTGGCGCACCTGAACCACACACCCGAGGACTGCCGCGATGAGAACCTGCGCGCCATGTGCCAGGGCTGCCACCTGCACTACGACCTAGAGCACCACGCGCAGACGCGCCAGCGGGCCCGCACGGCGGCTCTTGAGGCACAGATGGACCCGATGTTCGGCCCCGAGATTTTGGGGTGTGAGGGGGGTGCAGAACGTGCCGCAGTCTGAATACGTGCACGCGAATCAGAGAAAGGAACACCGTGGCTAACTCGGCCGGAATGCTCAAGGAATCAATCTGGCGCGACGGCCATTTCCGAGCGCTCACACGCACCGCGCAATGCACCTATGCGCAGCTGCTCAGTCAAAAGGATCTCGACCGCGCCGGGATGCAACCGCTTCAAATCACCAAGTGGGCCAAGGGGTGCAACGAGATGTCCGTCGAAGACCTACAGGCCGACCTCGACGAGCTGGAGCGTGAACGGTTCGTGTTCTACGACGAGGACACTGACGAACTGTTCGTGCGCGCCTACATGCGCACCACCGAGGTCACCCGGTATCCGCAGTACCTCAAGAGCGCCTTGAAATGCGCCGTCATAGTGGCCTCGCCCAAGCTGCGCCATGAGCTGGCGGTCGAGCTACGTCGCCTGCGCAAGCCCGAGGCGACCAAGGTCGCCGATGAGATTGACCCGTCTGACCCTGACCCCGATGACACCGTGACGGAACCGTGCGAGAACCCTGACGGCACCGTGCCCGAAGGGTGCGAGAACCCTGCCGGAACCGTGAACCCTGACGGCACCCTGCCCGAACCCTCTAGGGAAAGGGTAAGGGTAGGGGTAAGGGAACTTACGTTGGTAAGTACTCAAGTTGGGGAGCGCTGCGCGCCGCCCCCCGAGTTCTGCCCCAAGCATCCTGGCGGCACCGAGGACCCGTGCCGCGCCTGCCAGCGCTACCGGGAGCAGTACTCCCAGTGGGCCGCAGACGACGCGGCTCTCGCCGCCGCCGAGCAGCGCGCACAACACCGGGGCGAGCGAGATGCCAAGCGCCAGGCAATCGCCGCGTGCCGCCTGTGCGACCAGGACGGCTACAACGGCCTCTCCGTCTGCGATCACGTCGACCGCTCGGCCACCGCCAAAGCCGGACTCGCCAGAGCCCGCGCAGCGCTCGAAAATCCCCCCGCCGCGACCGGATAGTCCCGAACGGCCCGAAAACCCGCCAGCGGCGACCACAGCCCCAGGAATCGATATGCGAACGGAGACACGATGACCCAGAAAACGGGCCCCGAGCGGTTTACCTGCCCCGGGCTGGAAGAGGGCGGGCGCGTGGCCATCCAGCTCACCGACGGCACGCTGATCGAGGGATACCTCTACGACAGCCAGCTGCACGACGAACCGCGCAAGCCGTCGCCGTCGGCCTACACCCTCGATTCGGTGTTCGCCTTTCACAATCCCCTCGACCTGAAACTCGGTACCCCGCTCAAGCCGAACCGTCCACCCGCGACCTGGCGGATCTGCAAGGGCGATGGCGAGTGGCGAATCGAGAAGCGGCTCACCGATGGCTACGAGGCCTGGTGCCGATTCGACTCCAGCACCGAAGCGTTCGCCGCGTTCGCTGCCGGGGGTGCTCCGATGAGGCGCTCATTGGCCGGCCGATGGTGAAGGCCTCGCGCGGGGTCTCTTGGCGCACACGCCAGCTGTGCTCGGAGTCCGACGAGCATCACGAGCGTGTGTGGTTCTGCATGACGTGCAAGGCGCTGGAACAGCGACTCGCCCCGGTATCCGAAACGCTCGCCGAACTGCTCCAAGGCGCCGACCTGTCCGTGACGATCACCAGGTGGCCTCGATGAGCCCAATGCGGCACGGCGACGCTGAGCGGATAGCCGAGCTCTGCGCCGAGGCTGGCAAGCCGCTACAGCCCTGGCAGCACGGCCTACTCCAGCAGATCGAACAGCGTGATATCGATGTCCAATTCGCCAAGATGGTAAGGGGATTCAACTGTTGACCAAGTGCAAGCGGTGCGAACGCGCAACCGATCTGTTCGTGTGCAAGGCGTGCATATCGGAGCTGCGCAAGCGCCTGGCTGATCTGCCGTGGTGGATCGATCGACTCACCGAGACCGCTGTCGGGCAGGCGAACCTGGGCGACGGTGCACGCAAGGGCGAGCGCCGCGACGTGCTGCACGGCGACGACACGCTCGTGAGCCACGTCGAACCGTTCCCGCGCGACAAGGACACCACCCCAACCCCGAGGGACCACCGGGACAGGCACCAGGCGGCACTGTGGCATGCCCTGGCACTCGGCCGGGTCAACGGACGCGCCAGCGACGAGCTGGACCGCATCGGCAATGCGCTCTCGACGACCATCCGCGACATGTGCGAGACGCGGGGGCTGCAAGTACCCGAGTTCCGCACGCAGCCAAGCCCCGTGCCCGCCAACGATCCCGAGCCCACACGGGTGTACGTGCCCGATGCAACGACCGCTGCACTGCCGGATGCCTGCGCACGGTGCTATGTCGCGCTGCCTACGTCCGCGACCGGCGCCCTGTGCGACGACTGCGACGGGGCACCGGAGTTGCGCGCACCCGAGCCGTCAGCCGAGAACCTGCGGGCGACCTACACCGGCAAGCGCGGCGAGGACACACTGCCGGTGACCACCCTGGCGCGCATGGCCAAATGGCTGTACCGGCACGCTGGCGACGTGGCCCTGCAAGAGAACGCCGCCGAGATCTGCGATGAGATCGAGCGCGTGTTCCGCTCTGCCACCCGCGTGGTCAATCGCCCGCCGGAGCCGATGACCATCGGGCCGTGCATCACCGACCCCGCACCCGAGGCTGTCCTCAAGGAACGAACCGAGCAGGGCGACAGGACAACCCGATGCGGATACGCGCTCACCGCGCCGCACCAAACCAACCAGATCGTGTGCCCACGGTGCGGTGTAGGGCACATAGTGGCCGACGTGCTGGCACACAACCTCGGCGAGCTCGACGACCGCAACGCCACCGTGCGCGAGCTGGTGGACGTGGTACTGCCCCGCCTCGATGAGCACGTACCGCAGCGCACCATCGAACGGTGGATCCAAAACGGGCATGTGCCGGTTCGCGGCCATGACGCCAACGGCCACCAGATGGTTCGCATCGGCGATGTGCGCCGCGTGCGGGCGCAGCGACCGCGACACGCAAAGCGTGCCTGACCAGCGACGATGCGAGCGTGTGGCAAAATGGCGCTCAACATGCCAGTAGGTGAGCTGTATCTACTGCATGAAACCCCCGGCCTAGCTGGGGGTTTCGTCGTATCAAGGGTCGGCACATCACGCCCTGATAGCTGGTTCTGTAGCTCAAGAGGTTAGAGCGGGTGAACAAGTCCCCGGTGGAAACGTACGACACAAGTTCCGGGTGGAAACCAAGATGCGGGATCATGGCCCGCCAGAGCCCCTATGTCAGGCCCTCGGCGTAGAACTACCCGATGGACGCGCGCAAGGCTATACGTGAGGTCATCGAGGCCATCCCGAGCCTGTTTGGCCATACCCGTAAGACGACCATCGGCGCCGAAGGCGCCACCGAGACCGTCATCTACACACAAGCGCAGGTGGCCGACCTCATCGCCTCGGTGCTCCCCGATGCCCTCAAGACCAAGGGTCACATGGTGATCGCACTACCCGAGGTCGAGTCCTACGAGTCCGGCCGGCGCTACGTCCGAGTACCCATCACCGCGCAGCCATGGTCTGACGGCACCGTGCCCATCAGTCCACACGGTGACGCGGTGGCCATCCGCAACGTGCCCGACAAACTGCCCATGCAGGACGTGCCAGCGCTGGCCTCGGCGCTCATGGCCGCCTACTGCACATGGCACCGAACGCGACCGGTCTAGCTGCCACCCTGCTTGCGCTCCAACATCGCGCGTATCAGCCCCAGCTCGGCACTGATGGACAGCAACGCCTGTACCTTCGCGTACTCCAGATGCCGCTCACCGTCCGGATGGTCAGCGGCATCCCGCGAGAAGATCGCCGATGCACCGCCATTGAGGCGGCTCCACGCCTCGGCCCTGAGATCTTCAATGTCGGATGGCTTCATTGTCATGAGCTGGGATGGTAGGCGACAACCCGATGAGCAACCTGCGCAACGGCAGTCTTGAGCGCAAGGTCAAGCGTGAGTTCCGGCAGCGGTGCAAGGCCACCCGCGCGGTGTGCTGGCTGTGTCGTCAGCCCATCGACTACGCCGCCGCGCCACAGACCCCCGAGGCGTTCGAGCCCGACCACTACCAACCCGTCGAGAGCCATCCTCACCTCGCCTACGACATGACCAACCTTCGGCCCTCTCACTGCCGGTGCAACCGAGCACGGCAGGACACACCGCCTGAGCAGCGGAGATGGGTCCAACCCGACTGGTGAGCGGTGTTTGCAGAGCGCATAACCGCAGGTCAAAGAGTTAGCTGGCAGATGCAAAACCCCTGGTAGGGAGGGGGGTTCGATTCTCTGCAAACGAGCTGGCAGGCGACTCCGCGGTAAGGCTCCCTTTTCGCAAACGCCGTTGGACCTGAACATATCCCGCGACCGCTGTACAGGAGGCGTGTCCCATGCCTGACGTACACAATCGCACCCGATACCTGGCTGGTTGTCGCTGTGACCAGTGCAAACTCGCCAATTCGGAGTACCGCAAGGAGCTCCGGCAGCGGAAGAAGGGCGCGGAACAGTCCGGCCGCAAATTGGCGTCCGTGCGGTCGATGCCAGCAAACGCCGGTGGCGAGCAGAGCGCGCCGCGAGCCTCGGTGATCGGCGACGTACAGCAGGGCGTGATAGCTGAGATTGACACACTCGGGGTCGCCGCGTCGCGGCCCGGCCTGGTGGCCACGGCGTACGCGCTGGCGCGAGTACTCGACAACCAGCTGGCCATCGCGCAGCACCCCTCGGCGGCCCGGCAGCTCTCCGAACTGATGGACAAGCTGCGCAAGAGCGGCAGTGTCGGCAAGGGCAAGCTCGCCGCTGTGCGGGCGATGACCCGCCAGACCGGAACCGGCGAGGCCACGGGTTGAGTACCGCGTGCGCAAAGCGCATCCTCGGATGCACCGAGCCGCGCATCTTCACCCCGCCGCGCCGTGAGTTGACTCCGCAGACCTCGCACGGGTTCGCGTGCATCGCGTTCGCCGAGCAGCTGCTCGGGCTGCGGTTGTTCCCGTGGCAAGAGTGGCTGCTCATTCACGCGCTGGAGCTCAACGAGGACGGCACCTACCGATTCCGGTTCGTCATCGTCGAGGTGGCCCGGCAAAACGGCAAGTCGCTGATTCTGCTCGTGCTGGCGCTGTGGCACCTGTACGCGCTCGATTCCAAGATGGTCATCGGCACCGCGCAGGATCTGGCCCGCGCCGAGAAGGCATGGGACGAGGCCGTGCAGTGGGCCGAGGGCGACGAGGAACTGGCGCACTTCATCGAGAAGGTGGACCGAGGCCACCCGAAGATGTTGCGGCTGGCCAAGACTGACGAGACCCCATGGTTCCGCGACTATCAGGTGGCCGCTGCCACTCGTCGCGGCGGTCGCGGCTTCTCCGGCGACTTGATTCTGCTCGACGAGCTGCGCGAGCACACCAACTGGGAGTCGTGGGCGGCCGTCACCAACGCGATGAACGCCCGTCCCCGTGGTCAGGCGTGGGCGTTCTCCAACGCTGGAGATGCGATGTCCATCGTTCTGCGCTGGCTGCGCACCACGGCACACCAAGCGCTCGGGTGGCCCGACGGCGACGCGGACGCGGCGGTACTCGGCGAGCTCGACGCCGAGATGGAGGAATACCTCGCCGAGCACGCCGACGAGGAAATGACCGGCTGGTTTGAATGGTCAGCACCCCCCAAGGCCAAGCGCACCGACCGGCAAGCATGGGCACAGGCCAACCCCTCGATGAATCACACTGAAATCACCGAGGATTGCGTCACCGAGCGGGCCATCGCCGGGGCACTGCGGGGCAACCCGCCGCACATGTTCGAGACCGAGGTGCTGTGCCGGTGGGTCTCGATGTCCGACGCCGGACCGTTCCCCGAGAGTTCGTGGGCCGACACGCTGGACAACACCGCACGCCCCGCAGAGGGCAGTCCCCGAGTTGTGTGCGTGGACGTTTCCTGGTCACGCACACACGCGTATGTCGCGCGGGTAGGCCTCGACGATGACGGCAAGCCGGTGGCCGGCATAAGCGCCGACCGCTCCGGAACCGATTGGGTGATCCCCTGGCTGGTCGAACACCAGGACGGTTTCGCCGCCGTGGTCATGCAATCCAACGGTGCCCCCGTCACATCGCTGATCGAGGACGCCAAGGCCGAAGGCCTCAACGTGATCGAGTGGGGCGGCGCTGATCTGGGGATCGCCACCGGCAAGGTCTGGGACCACATGAACGAGCGCACCCTGCGCCACCTGGAACACCCCGGCCTCGACGCGGCGGCTACCAGCGCCGCCATCAAAGTACTCGCGCAAGGTGCGTGGGTCATCGACCGAGCCAAATCGCCCACCGACGCCGCACCACTGCAAGCCGTAATCGGCGCGGTATGGGGACTGGAAACACTTGAGCCGGAGAGTCGTTCGGCCTACGAGGACGAGGAGCTGATGATTGTTTAAGCGCAAGCATCCCGCAGTAGGGCGTGAGGCCGTATGGAACCTGCACTCTGGTAGCACAATTCGTGGTGTCCTCGTGAAAGAGGCAGGCCCGAAGCTGATCTTGCGCGCGGCCAGCGTGTACGAGCCTGGCCAGGAATGGATACCGGCTGATGGCGAGATCATCATCGACTCCGGCAACGTGGACTACGTACAGGTCCCCTGATGGGCATCACGGTTAGCGGTGGTACCCCGATCCCCATCGGTACGCCATGGTCTCGGTACTCCCCGATCCAGCAGCGCATCGACATCTCGCCGTTCCTATCACTGGAGTATTTCGAGATCTGGCGCCTACAACCCTCGGTGCGCCGCGTCGTGTCGTTCCTGGCGCGCAACATCGCCCAACTCGGCATCGGGGTATTCGAGCGCCAGTCAGAGGCCGAGCGAGCCAAGGTGTTCGAGCACCCCCTGGCCAAACTGCTGTACCGGCCCAACCCCAAGATGACGCCGTATCGGTTCAAGTCAACGCTCATCCATGATCTGGGCATCTACGACGTTGCCTACTGGCGCAAGCTGCGTGTTGGATCCAAACTGGTTGGCCTCCAGCACCTACCGCCCCGGCTGGTGACCCCGGACAACTACAACTCACCGGGCCTGTCCCCCACCGCTTTCAAGGTGGCCGGTCCCGCTGGCAGTGCCGGTGAAGTCATCCCCGCTGATGACGTGTTCTATGTGCGCGGCTACGGCGGCATCTACGACATCGGCATTTCGCCGTTGGAGTCGCTGCGTCAAATCCTGCGCGAAGAGTGGTCGGCCAGCGACATGCGCGACCAGATCATGCGCAACGGCGCCCGCATGTCCGGATACCTTTCCCGGCCCAAGGAGGCCCCCGCGTGGACCAAGGAGGCTCGCGCGAAGTTCAAGGAGTCCTGGCGTTCTCAGTACGCGGGGGCCGACGCCAGCCAAGCGGGCGGCACCCCAGTGCTGGAGGACGGCATGACGTTCGTTCAGGCCAGCCAAACCGCAAAAGACTTGCAGTACATCGAGGGCCGCAAGCTCACCGACGAAGAGGTATGCCGGTCCTACTTCATCCCGCCGCCCATGATCGGCATCCTGGACCGGGCCACGTTCGCCAACATCACCGAGCAGCACGCCATGTTGTACCAAGACACCCTCGGCCCTCTGCTCGAACAGATCGAGGACGAGATCGACCTCCAGCTGCTCCCCGAGCTGGAGCCTGTGACGCCAGAGCGATTCTTCTGCGAGTTCAACCTGCGCGAGAAGCTGACGGGCAATTTCAAGGACCGCGCCGGGATCATGCAGACCGCCGTCGGCGGACCCTGGCTAACCATCAATGAGGCACGCGCCCTGGACAATCGGCCACCCGTGGAGGGCGGCGACGACCTGATCAAGCCGCTGAACCTCACTCAGAACGGCGACCGCAACCCGATACCGGCTGACGACCAGGCCCCGGAGCAACCGGCTGACAACGAAGCCACCGACGAACTCGACGACGACGAGTAAGGGAGTACCACCCATGCGCACCAAAATGGCGAACATACAGATCAAGGCCGGACCCGACGACGGGCTCGCTGAAGGTCAGTTCACCGCGTACGCCAGCGTATTCAGCAACATCGACAGCTACGGCGACGTGGTAGTCAAGGGCGCATTCGCCAACTCCCTTGCCGAGTGGGCGAAGTCGGGCAGTCCGATACCGCTTCTGTTCGGGCACAACATGTCCGATCCGGACTACAACATCGGGCACGTCGAGTCCGCGGTGGAGGACGAGCACGGACTGCTCGTTACCGCGCAGATCGACACCTCCAACCCCAAGGGGTTGCAGGTGTACAAGATGCTCAAGGGCCGCCGCGTCAATCAGATGTCTTTCGCCTACGACATTCTCGACGGCGGCATGGCCGAGCGGCCCAAGGCCGGTGCGACCGTCGGCGAGGACGGCACCGTGCCCACCGAATCGTTCTACGAGCTGCGCGAACTCAAGCTCTACGAGGTGTCGGTGGTGACCATCGGCGCCAACCAGGACACCGAGATCCTTGCCGTCAAGGCACGCGAAATCGCAGCGGACACCAAGGCTGGCCGCGTGCTGTCGGCCAAAAACGAGAGCGAACTACGAGACGCACACGAGGCCATCAGCCGTGTGCTCTGCGCTCTCGGCAGCACACCTGACGAGGACAAGGCCAGCGAATCCGGCCCGTCTGAGCCAGCGCCCGAAGCGGCGCCCGTTCAGGCCAACCGCAAGTCGCCCGTCGCATCCTCGGCGCACAAGTTGATCGAGCTGGAACTAGCCAGCGCGATCTAAATCCAAAGAATCAGAAGGAGATTCACATGTCTGCACGACTGTTGCAGCTCAAGGAGCGCGCCGACGCGGCACTCAAGACGGCGCGCGACATCGCAGAGAAGGCCGAGGCCGAAGGCGGCCGCGACTTCAAGGACAACGAGCAGGTCGAGTACAACACCGCCGTGGCGGCCGCCAAGGACATCTTGGAAGCCATCAAGGCGGTCAAGGCCGATGAGGCAATCTTGGCCGAGGCCAAGACCTTTGCCGACAACATCGGCGTCCCGGAAACCAAGGGCGGCCATGCCGAGCTCAATTTGAGCCTCGGTACGACCGTGATCCAGTCGCCGGAGTTCAAGGCGATGATGGATCGATTCAAGACCGGCAACGGCGAGTTCCGCATCCCGGACCGCGCCAAAATCCAGTCCGACGCGATCTCGCTCAAGTCGTTGTTCGTGGGTCAGTCCCGCACCAGCGCTGGCGCGTTCATCGTCCCGGACCGCACCGACATTGTGGAGATGCTGGGCCGTCGGCCGTTGCGTCTGCGCGATCTATGCGCCAAGCGTCGCACCACCTCCGATGTGGTGGAGTACGTGCGCGAGACCAGCCACACCAACAACGCCGCTCCGGTTCCGGAAGCCAGCAGCGCAGCGGCGCCCACCGCGCCCGGTTCGGCCGGCCCACTGGTGACCGACCCGAACGGCGGCTACAAGCCCGAAGGCTCGTGGGCATTCGAGGTCAAGCAGGCCACGGTCAAGACCATCGCCGAGTGGGTGCCGGTCTCCAAGCGGGCACTTGCCGACGTGGCGCAGCTGGAGGGCCTGATCAACGATGAGCTCCAGCTCGATATCGCCGAGGCCGAGGACAACCAGTTCCTCAACGGCAACGGCGTGGGTGAGAACCACACCGGCATCCTGAACACCTCCGGCATCCAGACGCAGGCGTTCACGACCGACATCTTCACCTCCCTGCGCAAGGCGATCACGAAGCTGCGCACCGTGGGCCGCGTACAGCCGAACGCGATCCTGGTCTCTCCGGCAGTCAAGGAGCAGATCGAGCTCACCAAGGACGAGATGGGCCGGTACTACTACGCCGGACCGTTCAACACCGGAGTGACCACCTTGTGGGGTCTGCCGGTCGTCGATTCGGAGATCATGCCCGACACGCACGCACTGCCCGGCGACTTCTCCAAGGCCGTCATCTGGGACCGCGAGCAGACCAGCATCACCATGACCGACTCGCACGCGGACTTCTTCATCCGCAACCTGGTGGCGGTGCTGGCCGAGGAGCGCAACGCGTTCGGCGTCACCCGCCCGCCCGCCTTCTGCAAGACGGCGGTGGCCTGATGACTCTGCGCGAGTACGAAGTGGCCACCGGCGACCCCTGGGGCCGCACAACCACCATCCAGCTCTCCGACGAGGACGCCAAGGCGCGCGGCTTGATCCCGCACACCAAGGCCGACACCAAGGCTGACACCGAGGACGACGCTGGCGACGGCGACAAGGCCGACGGCGGGGATGCTGGCGGCGAGAAGCAGGCCAAGGCACCGGCCAACAAGGCCGCGCCGAAGGCTCCCGCCCACAAGGGCAGCGCCGAGGCCTAATGCCCGAGCTGAACGAGGCTGCCGTCGAGCAGTACACGCAGGGGCGGCTGGTCGCCGATGATCCGGAGACTGGCCGCCTTCTGCGGGCAGCGCTGGCCGCTGCTCGTGCGTACTGCGGATGGCACGTGACGCCGGTCAAGACCGGCGACACGGTGGAGCTTGACGGGCCGGGCGGCAACACGCTGATGCTGCCCACCCTCAAGCTCATCTCGCTCGCCGAGATCCGCGAACGCAGCGCACGCTACGGCGGGGCCACCGATGAGACGGTCTACTCCCCTGCCCAACTGGAGATCTCACGGCAGGGCATGGTCCGCAAGAGGCCCGGAATCGCACCCGGCCCGCCGTGGTGGACGCACGAGCTCGGTGCGTTGAGCGTCACGATGACCCACGGCTTCACCGACGACGAGGCCGCGAACTGGCAAGGCGCCATCTTGTCCATGGTTGACCGGGTATCAACCATGATCGGCGGTGGCCCGTTCATCGGCATCGGCCCGTTCCAGTACGGGGCAACTACGTCATCGAGCGCTCACTCACAATTCAGCGACGCCGAACGCGCCACGTTCGACCTCTACCGACTCGAGCCCACGCCGTGACCGAGTGGGTGACGGTCACCCCGCTTGGCGGCAAGGACCCCATTACCGGCGACCAGCTGCCCGACGGCGCACCGCTGCGCCTGTTGGCCTACGAGGTTGCGCCCGGTAACACGCTGTTGCGGTTCGGGATTGGCGGCGATCTCGACTCGGTGGAATTCACCACCTACCTGCCGTTGCGCCACCGGGGCGCGGGCGGGGTGTGGACAGCGACCGCAGCCGTGCTGGCCAAGCCCTTCCGCATCGAGGTACGCGACCGCAAATGCCTTGGCCGCATGCAGGAATGGAACTCACGTGGCCGGGGCGGTATCGCCGTGCTGTGCCACTCCGCGACCGGCAAGGGCACCTGATGCGTGTGCAGGCCGCCCCCGCGCCGCTGCTGCGCGCCTGGCTGGCCCCGAAGTTCTCCGGCGTGACCGTCGCCGACGCGGTGCCCGACGAATGGACACCCGACGAGGCGCCGGTCATCGTGCTTGCCGACGACGGCGGCCCCGTCGTCGTGGCCTGGTCCGGGCAGATCGTGCGGTCCTATCACGTCATTCGCATCACCGCGCGCGGACGAGTCCGTACCGCCGTCGGTGAACTCGCCCGCATAGCGGCGGGCCACCTGTCCACCGCCCGCCTGCCGGGCATCAAGGTCCACGGCGTCGGCCCGGTACTGGAGTCTCGAGACCCCAAGACCGGGGCGGTGCTCGCCTCCACGCTGGTCAATGTCCAAGCACGAGCCAGGCAGATCTGATGGCCAAGAGCCCGACGTTCAAGCTCAACAAGAAGGCCATCGCCGAACTGGCCAAAGGCGCAGCCGCACAGGCCGTTGTCACATCGGTTGCCAACGACATCGCGGCCGCGACCGGCATCGAGGCCGAGGTCGTCGAGTACACCACCGACCGCGCTGTGGCTGCGGTCAAGGTCCGCGCGTTCGACCAGGCCGCCGACGGCGTGCTCTCCCGCGCGGCTGCCAGCGCCGGAATTCACATCGCTACCAAGTAGGCGGCCCAGGACCGCAACAAGTTTCACCGACCACCACAGGGGTTGTCGGTGTTTGTCCGTGCGCGCCGTCGCCCGGACTCGACAAGAAGGAGAATCACAATGGCCGGCAATGCCGACAACGTGAAGCTGTGGGACGGCGCTGATGTGCTGATCTACACCGGCACGGACAGTCCGTACGACATCACCTCGCCAGCGACCACCAACAACCTGCCCGCGACGATCACCGACCCGTGGCCCGCACTGTGGAAGTACGTCGGCCTCCTGCACGGCGACAACGGTTTCGAGAACACCCGCGAGTGGAACGAAACCGACATCACCGCATGGGGTTACGGCGTGGTCAAGGTGGCCAGCAAGAACCTCAAGGTGGAACGCAAGTTCACCGCCCTGGAGGACAACGAGACCACTACATCACTGATTTGGCCGGGGTCCACGGACACGGCAATCGTGGTCCCCAAGCCCGCCAGCCGCTTTATCGCGTTCCAGCTGGTTGACGATCTCGGTCACACCACGCGCTACATCTCCAAGCTGCGTTCGCGCATCTGGGCGCCCAACGCCAACGAAAAGGAAGGCGCCGCAGACGGATACGGGTTCACCGCCCGCATCTTCCCCAATAGCAACAAGGAGCTGTTCGCGCTCCAGAAGTCGGCGGCATAGCCATGATCCGAGTGGAGCTGACCAAGGAAACAGAGCATTTCCCCGCTGGCGCGGTCATCGCGGTCGATGAGAACTCAGCCAAGGCGCTCATTGCCCGCAAGGAGGCCAAGCTCGTTGGCGAGGTCGAGCCCGAGGTGGTCGAATCGGGCGGCGAACGGGCGCGGGCCATCAACGCCGCCGCCAAGGCCGACACCGAAGCCGAGGCCGAAGGCGAGGACCCGCCGAAGAACGAAGCCCGCAGCACCGCAAAGGGTTCCAAGTAACCACAGCCGTCACCCCGCGCCGTTTCCCTCGGCCCGGCGCGGGGTGGCTTCACCTGTCAATGCCGGGGAGCCGAGGGAGAATCTGAAATGGCAAAGCAGACAACAAGTCCGGCCGAGGCCGAGGCGAAGGGCATCGAGACTCAGCAGGTCGCCTACGGCGGCCACGCCTACGAAGTGCCTGCCACGGTGGATGATTGGCCGATTGAAGCGCTGGAGGCAGCCGAACGAGGACTACCATCCACGCTGCTGCGAAGCGTGCTCGGACCGGCACAGTACGGCGCGTTCAAGGCGCGGCATAACACCGTCAAGGATCTGCGGGCGCTCTCCGACGCCATCGCCGAAGCGTCCGGATTCACCGCCGCGCTGGGAAACTAGTTGCGCCAGTGATCCGCACAGTGCCTCCGACATGTGTTGCACTGCGCGGGTTTCTGGCCCTGCTCCGGTTCCACTGCGATCTCGTCGAGGCCGATCTTTCGACGTTCCATCACATCGACTACCGGGACCGCTGGCGTCGAGACTCCGAGGGGATACGGCGGCTCACGCTGCGCATGATCCATGTACGCGTGACGCATCTACCCGCCACATCGGCTCTGTCCCTGCACTTTTCCAACGGGAAATCAGCGTGGGACCTACACGCTCACCTCATGGCCGACATGGTGACCGCCTGGACCGGACACCAGTACGACCGCAACGGCGAGCAGGCCCACGCGCAGAAGCAAGCCACCGAGCGTCGGGAGAAACGGCGCGAGTCTGCCCGCAAACGCGCACGAGCGCACAACAGCCGAACGGTGGCCGATGACATCGCCAGAGCCAAACGCAACGCCAGAGGGGGTCAATGATGGCCGATAAGACCAACATCGGGTACGCCATGCTCCCGGTGGCGCTGTCTTTCGAGAACATCACCAAGGAGATCGCCAGCAAGCTCGGTATACCCCTGAAAGCGGCGGGCGCCAAGGCAGGTGTGGACGCGGGCGCGGCCATCGCCGCTGGTGTCGAGCAGGCCAAGGGCAAGGTGGAATCGTCCAGCGCGAAAGTCGCCACGGCGTTGAAGAAGATTGAGGACCAAACCGGCAAGGTCAAGGTGGCCGAGGCCCAGCTACAAGCGTTGCGCGACAAGGGTGTCACCGATGCCGGGCGGCTGGCGGCGGCCGAGGAGAAGGTGGCCGCCGCGCAGCGCAACCTCACGCAGGCCGAGAACGCGCACACCAACGCCACGGGCGCGCTGCGCAACGCCCAAGTCAACCTCGCCAAGGCCCAAAAGGATGCCGGGGATGCTGCCGAGGGCGCGGCGGTCAAGTTCGGTCTTCTCTCTCGCGTCAGCGGCGCCACCGGCAACGCGCTCGGCGCGGCGGCATCGGGTGCGCGCAGCCTAACTGGGAGCTTGGCGGGCGCGGCCGGCCTCGTCGGTGGGGTGGCCGCCGTGACCACCACCTTGACCAAGGCGCTCACAGTCGGGTTGGACTACACGCGGTCGATGAACACTATGCGGGCGGTATCGGGCGGCACCGCAGAGCAGATGGCGCAGGTGGGCGCGCGGGCACGTGAGCTGGGCAACGACATCAGCTTGCCGGGCACCTCGGCCAACGACGCCGCTGCGGCCATGACCGAACTGGCCAAGGGTGGGTTCGATGTTCAGCAGTCGATGGACGCTGCCAAGGGCACGCTCCAGCTGGCGGCCGCTGCCGGTATCTCCGCCGCCGAGGCCGCCACCATCCAGTCCAACGCCCTGAACGCCTTTGGCCTGAGCGCCGACTACGCGGGCAAGATGTCCGACATTCTGGCCAACGCCGCCAACGCCTCCAGTGCCGAGATCACCGATATCGCCTATGGGCTCCAGGCCGGGTCGGCGGTGGCCAACCAGTTCGGGATCAGCGCCAAGGACACCGCCGCGACGCTGGCGCTGCTGGCCAACAACGGCATCAAGTCCTCCGATGCCGGTACGTTGCTCAAGTCCGCGCTGCTGCACCTGGCCGCACCGTCCGATCAGGCATCAGCTGCCCTCGATGCCCTCGGGGTGCAGGCCTACGACGCCCAAGGCAATTTCGTCGGGCTCGCCGCGCTCATGGGTCAGCTCCAGGAGGCATCCAAGCGGCTGACCCCGCAGATGTTCCAGGAGAACGCCGCCATAGCGTTCGGCTCAGATGCGGCCCGCCTGGCGGGCATCGGCGCCAAGGAGGGCGCCGACGGGTTCAACAAGATGGCCACGGCCATGGACCGCTCGGGGGCTGCTGCCGACGTGGCCGCCGCACGCACCAAGGGCCTGCCCGGTGCGGTGGAGCGCATCAGCAATGCGGTCGAGTCGTTCTCGCTGGCGCTCTACGACGTGATCAGCGGTCCCGCCCAACAGTGGGCCGACCGGCTCGCCGAGGGTATCGGCAAGGCCGAGGACGGATTTAAGGCGGCTGTCCCCTACGTCAAGGACTTCTTCAAGGAGATCGACCAATCGGGCGTCATCGATCTGGTCAAGGGCGCGTTCTCCACGCTGCTGGCCACCGTTACCGGCGTTGTGACAGCAGGGATCGCGGTCGGGCGGTTCTTCAACGAGAACAAGGAGCTGGCCGGGGGCCTGGCGGTCATCCTGACCACCCTGCTCGCGCCCGCGCTGGCGGCCATGGCGGTCTCGGCGGCATCGGCGGCCGCCGCGATGGTGGTCTCGGGTGCGACGACGGCCGGGTACTACGCCCTTGTCGCGGCCACCAAAGCGTGGACGATCGCACAGTGGCTACTCAACGCCGCGATGTCGGCCAACCCGATCAGCCTTATTGTCATCGGAATTGCTGCTCTTGCAGCTGGATTGATCTACGCCTACAAGCATTCCGAGACGTTCCGGCGCATCGTCGATGCGGCCTGGAAAGGCATCAAGGAGGCCGCATCAGCGGTCGTTGATTGGTTCACCAACACGGCGTGGCCTTTCCTGCAACGCGTTTGGGAAGGAATCGCCGCTGGCTGGCGCGGGCTCGTGGACACCGCCGAAGGGGTATGGACCGGTATCCGCGACAAGTTCAACGCCATGGTCGATTTCTTCTCCAACCTGCCATCTGCCATCAAGGAGAAGACAATTGGCATGTGGGACAGCATCAAGGACTCGTTCAAGTCGATGGTGAACGGGCTGATCATGATGTGGAACGCCATGGCCGCCAAGCTGACGTTCACCATGCCGGATATCCCCGGTGTCCCGCGTCGCGGCGAGAGCATCCAGCCCATTCCCTCGCTGCCGATGCTGGCCGCTGGCGGGGTTGCCGGCCGGACCACCGCAGGCCGTCTCTGGGGGCCGGGGACCGGCACCAGCGACTCGATCATCGGCGTTGATACACGCGGGTACCCAACGGCTTTGGTTTCCACCGATGAGGGTGTGGTCAAGGCCGCGGCGATGCGCGGAAACGGCGCCGCTGTCGTCGCGGCCCTCAATGCCGGATGGTTGCCCTCGGCAGAGTACCTGCGCGCGATGCTCATTGACGGCGGCCTGCCCCGCTATGCCGAGGGACTGAACCCCGGCGCCGATTTTCTGCGCACCACCATCATGCAGATGTGGCCCAAGATCACTCGCATTGGTGGCCGCCGCTCCGAAGATGGCTACGGCGAACACAGCACGGGCAACGCCATCGATGTCATGATCCCCGACTACAACTCGCCCGAGGGCATGGCGCTGGGCAATAGCGTGCTGGCCTTCTTGCAGAAGAACGCCTCCACTCTCGATGTGAACGGGATCATCTGGCGCCAAACCTCATACGGATACGGCGGTAGCTTCGCCACCGGGACCGGCATGCCCGATCGCGGCACCCCGACTCAGAACCACATGGATCACCTGCATGTGATCCTGGGCAAGGGGCGCGGTGTGGGTGCGGTCCCGACTGCTGTGCCGACGGCGGCGCTCTCCGGCGGTGCGGGCGTGTCCGCTCCGCTGTCGGCGGGCGGCGGTGCGGGTGGCGGTGTCCCCGCTGGTGCGACCGCTGGCGTTGGCCCCAATGGTGAAGCGGGCTACTACCAGAGTGATCCGCGCAAGGTGCGCGACGCCGAGCAGAAGGTGGCCGATGCCGATGACCGGGTGAAGCGCGCCGAGCAGCGGGTGGCCGAGCTGAGCAAGAAGGCCAAGGAGTCCGAGCGGATGACCGCGCAGGACAACCTGGAGAAGGCCAAGCGTGAAGCCCGCGATGCCCGAGATGACTTGGAGCAGACCAAAAAGGGCAAGTTCACCGAGACTAGGCAACCCAAGGGCGGCAATGGTATTGGCGGTGCCGGTGGCGGCGGTGACCTCGGCGGTGCGGGCGGCATCTTCGGATCGTTCCTCAAGGAGACATTCGGTCTTGACGGGTCATGGCTGCCGGACATCTCAAACTTCGGTCCCCTCAAGATGTTTGACTCATTCATGACGGCCTTCAAGGGGCCGATACAGGGTGCCATCGACGGTCAGCTCGGCATCCAGCAACCCGGCTGGACACCCGGCTCGGACTGGCAGCCGTCCTCGGCAGCCCCGGTGTCCGCTGGCGGTACCGCCGCGCCCGGTCAGGGCAACGCCCCCGGCACCGAGGGCGGTCTGAACATCGCGGGCCTGAACCTGCCCGGTTTCGCACCGCCCAACGTCGATGCCTCAATCCAGGTCACCGCGAACGGCCCCGGCGCCGACGAGATCGCCACGGCGGTCCGCCGCGCCGCACCCGACCAGCAGACGCGGCTGGGCGCTGCGATCCCGACGGGCTTCTGATGGCGCTACCGGCAGATACCTCCTGGGGTGCGCTTCCCGAGCGGATGCGCGCCGAGCACATCGAGTGCCGCATCATCGACACGACCGGCAACGTGTGGCACCTGTCGGGTCCCAACGCGGGCGTCGAGGGCGCCATGATCAACGGCGCCATTGACGGGCTCGGTGAGATCCCCGGCAAGGGTGTGTGGTCCGAGACCGCCAACAGCGCCCCCTACTTCGAGCGGTGGATCGACGGCCGCCACGAGATCGCATTCCGGGCGCTATTGATCGATGATCACGCATTCGGCTGGTATGGGACGCGCCGACGGTTCATGGACGGCCTCAAGGTCGATACCCCCTCGTGGTTCACCGTCACCTCACGCCTGTACGGCGAGGTCTGGTTGCCGGTGCTGCGCGACTCGGTGCACACCATCTACGAGGACGACCCGACCGCCGATGACACCAACTACAGCCTTCATGAGCTGGTGCTGGCGGCCTCTGGTGATCCCCGCTGGCGGCGGCCCGACCGGGTGGGCATGTGGCAATCGACCAACGGGCAAAAGGTCGGCTCGATCCGTGTGGTCAATCGCAGTGACGTACCGATCAGGCCCTACTTCATCTGCGAAGCACCAGGGCGGATCAAGCTGCCCGATGGGCCGGCCGCTGTCATCACCGCCCCGGACGCCGAGGACCACATCGACTTTCCCGGCCTGCTGGGACTGTTCGGCTTGTCCTGGCTCACCCCGCGCGGTCTGCGTCGGCACCGCGAGCCCGAAATGGTCATCGACTTCACGCTCTACGAGGACGAGCACACTCTCATCGACACCGACCCCTGCAACCGCATTGCCATCAGCGACAAAGACCCGGTGGACAACATCGGGTTGCAGTTCATCCGCAACTCCGAGATCGCTTCACTGATCACCGGAAACGCTGGCGAGCGCGGCCAAACCATCATGGAGCGGCTACGCGGGCAGGGCTTCTCGGTGCCGATCCCGGCACGGTCGGAGGCCTCGCTGCCGGTCTACCACTCCCGACCAGGCGGCCGCATCTGGTGCGTGGTACCGCAAAGGTTCGACCATGCCACCTAGCGCCATGACCGGCGCGGTGATGGACCGGCTGGAGTCTCAGCGGTACGCCTACATCAACAGGCCGCCCCAAGTCCCGCTCTTTCGGGTGTGGGATAAAGACTTTCGGCTGCTGTGTCAGATCGCCGACCCCGAAGAGGCGGTCTGGGAAGAGCTCGACGACAAGGTAGGCGGCGCTCAGGTCACCATCGCCGGGCAGCGGTTCGCCTGGCTGCGCAAGCTCATCACGCGGGACATCCCGTATGACGAGAACCTGATGCTGACGGTAGACCCCGATGTCACCAACCCGCACGACTTCATGGCCCGGTGGGGTGGCTGGATCGATGACATCGACGACATCGTGGAGGCTGGTCAGCCAACTCGAACAGTGTTGAAGTGCACTAGCTTTCGTGATCATCCGAACTTTGTCAGCGTCGCGGCCAACCCTATCTTTCCGCCGGAGGTGCAGGCGCCCAAGATTTTCATGAACGGCGGCCCGACGGCCTGGACCTGCGCAAGTACGGCTTTTATCAACCTGTTTCGCATCTACACTCTCAACGGTTTTCACCCAATCCCACGAAACCTGTTCGCCCCCAAGACATGGCTGGAAAACCTGCATATCTTGAATTGGCCGATTCAGGTTATGCCGATGGTGCCGCTGCTGGACCAGACGCGGTGGTGCGTGCTCTCGTCGCGGTGGAAGTCGCTGGAAGAGGCGCAGGCGCCACTGCTCAAGGACGCGGGCGTGACGTGCCGCGCCTATACGTGGCTGCCCACAGATCCGGCCCCCTACACCATGTTTGGCCCAGAGCTCGCCGAACTGTTCCGCCCGAAACGGGCCTGCATCATCTTGTCCTACGAGGACAACTCGGGTGTGGGCGGTCCCACGGGAACGCTCATCGACGGCGCTATGAACCTCATCGCAGCAACACTGGATGACTTTCTGGCATCGACGATCATTCCGCTGGACCAAGACGGCGACGGCATCCCCGACCCGTTCATCCGCAAGTTACTCGGCGTAGCACCCAAGCCTTCCCCCTACACGTATCGGGACGCCGAACATGGCGGTATCCGTAAGTCCACCATGTCAATTCACAAACGGCGCGCCGTCACCATCCTGACGGGCGGCAAGAGCCCGGCATGGCTCAACCAGGCCATCAGCTTCATGATCCGCTACGGCCTGGCCCAGCTTTCCCAGGTGATCAACTACGGCCTGGGCGCCTACCAGCAATACGGTGTCAACGGGCTTGACAATCTCTATCAGGGGCAGCTCGACGACGTGTTTTTGCCATTCATGCAGTGGCGCAACCCATTTGCCTCTGCCAAGGCCGGACCCTATGCCCGCAACGAGTTCATGGCCTCGGGCTCCGGATCGGCGTACACCGTCAGCTCGATACAGGCCATCGCCGACGGCGACCACAAGAACCGCGCCTATGTCTCGTTCAACCAGGACGTGGGCGATGTGGCGCCGTTCGTGATTGACAAGGATTTCGGCCTGGGACACCGAGTCAACGTCGAGCGTTCCGAGATTCTGTACACCGAGCAGGTCAAGGGCATCCGTCGCACCCTCAAGCGCGGTGAGCCTTGCCGCCCAACACTTCTCGTGGGCGATGACACTCGCGAGGAAGACGGGCTATTGCGGGCATTCCGCACCATCGGCGACGTGGCCAACTTCGCCGCAACCATCGCATCCGCAGGAGGCATGTTCTAGTGACCGAGGCTCAGGTCTTCCCCGAATTTCCCTATGACCGCAAGTTCACCCGCGCTGAGCTCGACGAGATAACCGACGAAGCACGCAAGCTCGCCGACGCCATGCGCGACGGCCAGGCCCCCAACGGCGCCACACTGTGGATCGACGAGAGCATGCTCCAACTCTGGTGCGTGCACGGCGTTTTGGCCGGTGTGCGGGTGCATCCGGATCTGGCCTACATCGTGGCCATCAAGCAGCCCGATCAGCACGCGGTATTCGAGGATTCCGTGCAGTGGGTGCTGCGCGAGGACGCCCCCGAGATCGATCCCGAACAGGACGAGGCCGAGGCCGAGCGGATTGCCACCGCACTGACGCAACGACTTCCCGACGAGGTGCGCCGTCTGGTGGCGCAGAAGATGACCGAGGCCTTCAACGAGGCGAACAAGGAGGACAGCCGTGGTTGACGTATTGCCCAGTGCCCCAGTCTGGCTGGGTGATCATCGCGGATTGTTGAGGTTCTACGCCTACCAGCGCAAGCCCGGTGACCCGCCCCAAACCATCGGCACGTTCACCCTCGATTCCGAGGATGCCGTGGTGGTGCTCAACGCGCTCAAGGGCGAAAAGGGCGAGCCGGGCACCCCCTCGCCCATCATCCGTCCGCAGTGGGGCCACGGCTATTCCAGCGTCGCGGCGCTGCATGCCGGAGAGAACACCCTGACGACGCTGGACGCGGGCCGCGCGTGGTACATCAACGGCACCTGGAACATCTGGACCGGCAGCGCGTGGCGCCAGGAGCAGGGCAGCCTGGAGGGGCCTCCCGGCCCCACCCCGGACCTGTCGATGTCCGCCGAGATCGTCCCGCAGCCGGTCTCGGGGCCGTACGGCGAGATCGTGGTGGACCGCAGCGGTACCGACGAAGATCCGCACTTTCACCTCAAGATCCCCGGCATTCCCGGTCCGCAGGGCGACAACTCGACGATCCGGGGCTCGCTGGACTACGACAACAGCGCCGACCCGCTCGATGGCCAGGGCATCGTCTTTGACATCACCAGCGGCAAGTTCAAGCCCGGCGATATGTCTCCCTACGCCGCCGAGCTGTACACGATCCCGCAGGGCGCATTCCAAAACGGCAGCTTCTCCACGGGCGAGCAGATCATCGCGCAACTGACCATCGAGGCACGCTCGACAGCCTGGTATCCCGACGTGATGGGCCACGTGCGGTGGCGCCGCGCCATCTTGTCCTCGGCGCAGGTCCAGATCGAGGTCCGCATCGAGCCGGAGAACAGCTCACCGTCGGTGCCGGGCAACGCCCCGATCTGCGCGCTGGGGCCATTTGACCCGTCCACGCTGGACACCACGACCGTCTCGCACATCGCCCCGCACTTCTCCCACGAAGGCGACCCGATGCGCGCGGTGTCGCCCACCTCGGCGGTCGGGCGCATCCCGGCCGGCCAGGCGGTGAACGTCTATGTGATCGCCCGCCGCATCGGCGGTAACGGTTCGTACATCATCGACGCCGAATGGTCCCAGCTGGCCCTGCGCGCCTACCCCGTGAGCTGACATGCCCAGAGTGGTTGACCGGCGCCCGCGCCGGGTCGCGGACAAAGACCCCCTTGCCGGGCTACTGGGCTATGACCTCACCGAGGCCGCCGAGTACGCCGGTCAGGGCATCCGCGACTTCATGTTGCAGATCCGCGACACGTGGGCGCAATGGCTCAGGGACGCCACGGGTATCGACCTGACGGCCGCCAATGAGTTTTTCGATTACCTTGTCTCCGAGTTTCTTTCACGCAGCCAGCTCGACCTATCGAGCCCGCAGAAGTTCGTCGAAAGCCTCGGCGACCTACTGCGGACCGGCGCCGAGGAACTGTTTAACAACAGCGTCATCGCTATCTCGCGTATCGGCAACATCATCCAGGACTTGATCAACGGTGCGGGCGAGTTCCTGACCGCCGACAGCGTGAAAACCAACCCATTCTGGTCTTGGGATTCCGTGATGCCCGGCTTCATCTCGGGCGGCTCAATTCGCGCGACCGCCAACGGCACACAGCAGGTCATGCGTTCAGAGCCTTTCCGGGTTTTCCCTGGCCAGACCTTAGAGCTGCGCGCCGCCTCGCAATGGACCGGCGCCGCCGCCACCGCAGGATCAAACCCGGTCAAGGTCGGATTCACCCCGTTCGATGAGGCAGGCAATCCGCTGGCCGATGTCATTCGCGGCACCTTGCAACCCTCCGGTGATCATGGCTGGCAATGGGTTCCAGTACAAGAAAAATGGCCGGTGCCCACCGGAGTCAAGTACGTCTCGCAGCTGCTCATCCTCGATAGCGGCGCAACGGCTGGAACCTTCCGATTCTCCAATGCCTCGGCGTGGGCGTCGAACCTACTCGATATCGAGCTGGTCAAGGATCTGCGCGGGATGGTCGATGCCATCGGCGGAACGGTCAACTCCGAGGCAGCCGACATTGCCGCACGCCTACAAGCGATTACCGCTGACGGCAAGATCACCGCGACCGAGATTGTCGGCCTGATTCAGCAGGCCCAAGTCTCGGGTCTGGTGATCATCCAAACGGTTCTCAATCAGATCCGCGACGTTGTCAACGGCAACGTGGTCACGCCCATCAACAATATCGTGCAGGACTTCATCGCCTGGTTTGGCTTGAATCAGAACAAGACTCAGAAGCTCACCAGCGGTGGCTACTTGAGCACATCCGATGTAGTCGGCAATTTCGATATGAGCCGGGTCGATGATCTTGTCGATAACCTCGGCAACATCCTGTCCGGGGTCAAGGACGGCGCCGACGGCGTGGGCACTGGCACCACGGGCGCTATCGGGGATCGCATCAATCAGGCCAAGGACTCGCTACTGGCGCTGCTGGGCCTGTCGCAAGACGCGCTCAAGAGCGCTATCGCCGCACAGACCACGTTGCAAGAGCAGGAGACCGAGCAGAACACCGGCGACGGCAACAGCTACAGTTTCGTGTTCTCCGGGGCAGACGGGGCCGCGCTGAATGCGACCGATTGGACCACCGGCCCCACGCCCGGCGATATCACTATCAGGGGCGACTCGGGATATGCGGGCGTCAAGAACGGCAACCCTGACGGGTACTACTTCGCCAGCCCCAACTACACCTAT